GTTCCATATTTTACTTCACCGCCGTTACCACCTGTTCCATATGATCTAACATCGTCACTTCCACCTCCACCTCCACCTCCACCGCCTCCACCGCCAATTACATAGTATGGGGTTATTGGTGATGTCATTTGTAAAGTCAAGGTTCCGCTTGTTTTAAACATATAATTCTTCAATGTTAATGGTTTTGTCATGTATTCTATATTTCGGTCAAACATATACAAGGTCTGCTGGGGAAATATACAAATAATATCACCTACTTTAGTTACTATAGATGAATCATTGACTATACTTGTTGAGTCATCAATGGTTGTTCCAAATACAACATCATAGGATGTATTTAATGCGGATACATTTACAGCATATTTAGTTCCAGCATTAAACACCAATGAACCAGCATCGTAATAATCTGTAGAACCATCAATGGCATAAATATTTTGGCCATGTGTTGCACTATTTACAACAGTCACTGTGTAAGATGTTGCTGACATGAAATTTAAGATTTGTCCTCCCATTCCACTATGAGCCGAACAATAATAAAATAAATCTGGGGTTCCTGCTGATATATCTACTATAGTATATCCATTGAGACTTCCTATTGTTCCTTCTGTGATCATCGAACTGTAACTAGTTCCTGCTCCATCTGTTTCACCAATGACTAAAGGATGGGTTACATTAGTAGAGTCACTTTGGTCAAACACATAGTATCCTTCAGTAAGAGCAAATACTGTTTGTCCAGGAGAAGTAGAACCATCTAAATAATATTTATTGGATCCGCTTGCATTTGAAACCGTAACAGCAAGAGTCTGGTTGGCTGTACCATGGACATTTTTGTAAGTAGAATTCACGTAAGTCATTAATACTTGTCTTTGTGATTCCTTAAGGCTTTTTTTAAAGACCGAACCAAAAGTGATATCCATGGAACGGAAATCAGACCCGACCTTACCAATTGCGTAAGGTTTTGTCCCACTGTTTTCCAAAAAGGCGAGTACATCGTAAGGATTACCCGAACCAAAGGAAATATCAGTAGAATCGACTAAAGATTGGTTATTATCATAAAGAAAGGATTTGATTACAGTAGGATCATCAGCGGGATTATAAGAGTAAAACGAGTGATAATACTGATTTTGAGAAATGTCATGAGTGGGGAAAATACTCATAGTAGTATAGAACAAAAAAGCAATGTATATATAATAATGTGTAAAAAAAGTGGCGACATATATTATAGAGGAAAATGAGGGGGTAATACGAGTTATAATCCAATTAAGAGCTTTTTGTTTTTACAGTTTTATTGCGTCTTTTTGTGTCGTAAATGCTCATACCAAGAGCGGCTTTTACAATGGTATCTGCATTCTTAGAATGTTTTAAATCGTTTTTGTATTTGTCATATAAAGTATCAGGTTCAACAATATTTTCTTCGATGGTTTTCATTTTGGACCGTAGTGTATTTAATTTGGAACTTTCTTTTTTTATTGTTTTCGTCATAGAATTCACTATTTTATCGGCTTCTTTTTTGAGTTTCAATTCTTCGAGAAATATACGAGCTATTTCTTTTACTAATTTGTACGGTAGTTCGTCTAATGGTGTATCTACAGTAATACCATATCCCACCACCGATAATTTCCGTCTCCATTTTTTAAGCGTAAAACCTTTTATATATTTTCGAATAAACACACGTCTAACTCCATTTAAGAGTCGTTTTTCATCATTTGATTTTGCATTATTTTCCAGTACCATGACCAGTTTTTTCTTTTCTAGGTCTGTATTAATTGACTCATTTTTTCTACCACCTTTTGCAGTTTTTCTAAATTCCTTTTTTCGATATTTTTTTGTTTTGGAAGGCATGGAAAGTATATAATGTATTATGATTTTATTTCTGGTTTTTCTATATGAAAAAAAATACATGGGAGTATGTATTTTTCAAATAATGCCCATTATAGAGGGGGGTCTAAAAATTGGTAATATTTTTAGTTTGTTTATACCAATTTTTCGTCAACAGGTTGTCCAATATATAAATCCAATAATTTTGGATATTTATTTATAATCATATCAAATAATTCATCACGCTTTAATACTTTTTTCTTTTTTAATAATTCAGCACATTGAGCCATCATTGGCTTACAATGACGTAATATATAATCCGACATGTGATACGCATTTTGAATTAAAATCAATACTTGATCATCGATTTCCGTTTTGAATTTTTCACTATTTGACGGATAAATAAGGTTTTTCCCCATACCATAATACAATACCATTTTTTCAGCCAATTTCAATGCTTCTTCGAAATCATTGATAGCACCAGTTGTTACAGATACATTATAAAATATTTCTTCAGCAACACGACCCGCTACCAATATCATCAAATGTTCAAAAAGAGAATCGCGTGTGTACATGGAAGTAGTCGATCCTTCAAATACAGTATAACCGGGTGTTTTGGGCGAAGATAAATTTATCACAATTTTCGATAACTTACTATGTTGTTTCATTAGTAATCCAATCATAGCATGTCCCATTTCATGTACAGTAATACGATCAATCATATCTTCGGTGAATTGGTGTTCATTTGGTTGATATCCAGCCATAACACGATTCATGACCGTTTCTATATCATCCATTGTAAATATAAAACGTTTTTTACGTATAGCATGTAACATGGCTTCATTGAGTAAATTTTCCAATTGTGCTGCTGATAATCCTGTAGAAAGATCAACCATGTCGTCTAATTTAATGGAATTATCATGTGGCTTACCTCGCATATGTATTTGTAAAATGGCTTTTCTAGTAGCTGCATCGGGTAGTCCAATGAAAATATTTTTATCAATACGACCAGGACGTCTCAATGCTGGGTCTAATAAATCAGCACGATTAGTAGCGCCAATTACAAAAACACCATCGCTATTTTTAAATCCATCCATTTCTACTAGTAATTGATTTAGTGTATTATCGCGTTCTGCACCTGAAGTGTCACCATCATTAGAGCGTTTTCGACCAATCGCATCAATTTCATCGACAAATATAACACACGGTTTGTTTTTCACTGCCAATTCAAATAATTCTTTAACGCGGGTTGAACCCACACCTACGTATTTTTCCTGAAATTCACTACCGGATACGGAAATGAAATTTGTTTTTGCTTCACCGGCAAAAGCTTTTGCGATTAAAGTCTTACCATTTCCTGGAGGTCCTTCTAATATTAATCCTTTTGGCACACGAATGTTGAATGGGCGATATACTTTGTAATTCAATAAAATATCAACGCATTGATTTAATTCTTCCTTGACTGAATCATAACCACCAACATCTCGAAACGTAGTATTAATTTGGCTAACCAATTGAAAGTTACCCGTTTTAGATTTTTCACTCGTTCCTCCCTCACCATATTGTAGAGGTTGATTCATAATAGTTATCCATTGGGGATTTTCTCTAGCCATTTTTCTACGTTCTCCAATAGAAATATTTGGATACAATTCATGAAGGTTTGATGGATTTAGATTTGGATTTGTATATTTTTCACCAAACATCAAGTCTTCGACATATGTTTGATTAAAAATTCGAGGAAATTGTTGTTGAAGCATATTTTGATACTCTTCCATTGATTTTGGTCTTTCTTGATGACTCCATCTACGATTCGGCATTCCATATTTTCCCAGAACAGCTTGTTCTTGAACAGGTCGGTTTCGTGAATTTAATCGTTGTATATAATTTTGAAAATATTCGTCCAAAAAACTAGAGTCGTCATTATTATTATTGATATTCATATTGAAACGACCATGTTTTATAAGCAATAATTTTGGTCTATGATGTAGTAGTAGCGATGTTTTTCCAAATGATTCCACAAATTCAATTGTATATATTAATGACAAAATAGGTAACAATGAGGCGATAAAATAAATCATAATTAATTACTGTGATATAGAATTTAGGATTTATATAGATTCCTTCAAATTTTTATTATTGGTAGAAGTATTTATCCTACAATCTTATAAAAGCAAGTCTCTTTTTTCGTGTCTGTCTGTCTGTCTGTCCGTCACGGTATGTATTGACGCTAGCGGGTACTTTAGAAATGACATTACTCGAAAGTGAATAACCTCTGCCACATGTCATGTGAAGCAACTCGAGCTAAAGTCCTACAATCTTATAAATCCATATTTGGTGGATTGAAAATCAATGAACCACCTAAAATTATCTATGAGTACTATATACATGGATTTACGAAAGTTTGCGGATACATTTGGAGGTATTCCATTATTTACTATTTTGATTGTGTATTTTTTTCATAATAACAGCAGAACCGTTTTTCAACGATACCTTTTGGTATTATGCATTATGGCTTTAGTAATTGATCTTTATTTGTCCTTTTTTTACAATCAGGATCCCGTACTAAAATATTAGAAAAAATGGGTCAATAAAAAAGATTTCTCATATGAATTCTTTTTTTGATAACTATGAGTAAAAAATATTTTTGAAATACTTTTCATATAAAAAAAAGTACCCCCCCCCTCATGAGAATAGTTACATAAAATAACAATATTAATTAACAATTTATTTTATTACTATATAACAGCAAGATATAATAAAACTATCATAAATAATGGATTTTCAGTAATGAAAAAAGACATAAAATGTAACCATTTTATGAATATATGTAACTATTTAGTAATTTTAGGTAACTATTTTTCAAAAAATGTAACCAATAAAAATAATATAAGAATATATAGTGATTGTTTTTATACATATAAGTAAAAAATGAGTGAAACATACTGTGAAGTTTGTGACTTGACCTTATCTTCAATCTACAATTTACGTAAGCATATGAAGTCCAATTTACATAAAAATAGATTAAATAATAGACCTATATCTAATGAGTACAAATGTATATGTGGTAAAGTCTATAAGCATCGTCAAAACCGATATCATCATCGTAAAAGTTGTGAAGTTTATATAAACTCTACAAGAGAACAGCCTATAACTGAACCAAATGAAGTAGAAGAATTACGATCAATAGTTTCTGAGTTATTGGAGAGAAATGCCGAATTAGAAGAGAAGTTATCTGACAATGATAAAGGGGCTAAATCAATTACTAATACCAATAGTCATAACAACACTACCAATAGCCACAACAATACGACCAATAATACTATAATCAATATAAACCAATTTGGTAATGAAAATCTGGATCATTTAACGAAAAAGAAGATTATAAAATGCTTGAAAGAAGTGTATAAATCGATACCATCTCTAGTAGAACAGATCCACTTTGATCCAAAACATCCAGAAAATCACAATGTAAAAATCACAAACAAGAAACTGCCCTATGCTTCAGTAATGGGTGAGGATAAAAAATGGAAAATGATGAAACGTAAAGATGTAATCGAAAAAATGGTCGATAATAGTTATACACAATTGGATGACAAGTATCAAGAACAAGATATCCGGAATAAGTTATCAGAATCAAAACAAGACCGAATCGACGAGTTCAAAGAAAAATATGATGCATATGATAAGAATACAATCAAAAATATACACGACGATGTGGAATTGTTGGTGTTAAATAATAGTGATCGAAAATAAGTACTTTAATTAGATCACGTATATGCTTTTCTCTCCGAATCACTAAAATGAAAAGTAAAATGCTAGATTAAAATATAATAGTAGGAATATTATGTATAAGATCAAGATTGCATGTATGAGAGACTGTGTTTGACAAACAAAGAATTTCGACTTGCAACCACCACAATTGACATAAAATAATATATACGGAAATTTGTGCTCGTTAGCAATGTGAATCAGTTGATTTCCAGCGGACCTTGTGATTTGTAAAAATAGATTTCATATAACAGTAAAATATATATATTATATGAAATCAGGTGTTTTTATTTTTTTTTACTAATAGACCTTTTCCTAAAATCAAAAACCGAGAGAAATCGGAGAAACTGAAAGGATTGGTCGGGCTTACGCCCGACCTTTCGGCGAGCGTAGTGAGTCTCTAAATAGACCTATCTCGATTACGTTTAGTGCGACCAAGTGATTTTTTATTCATATTGGCCGTTAGACTGCGGGTTCTTTTTCCCTTGGAATGATTTCTTTTCTTTTTATTCGAGATTTCTTTAATTGCATAGACTTGATAATTTAGGTCACTTTGACAATGATCAGCACTGACTACATTACCTAATGTAAGAACTTGTTTGGAGACAACTCGTTTCACTATTTTCGATCTTTCTTCTAAAGAAAAAACCAGTGCATGATCAAAGTTTCGTTTGTATTCAATTGGAGAGAATGCGATTTTTGTTACTGAATTTTTCCCATTATTATTCGTCTTTGTAATGGTCATGGTTTTGGTTTTGGTCACACTATCTACTACCTGTTTTGTAGATTTATCGACGCATTTTCCAGTCTTTTTATCTCTAGTAGATCTATTTGGGCATCTTTTTTTACGGGGCGTTTTTGTGTTACTAGTACTAGGATTACCACCACCTCTGGCGTAATAGGTATTGTACCGATTGATTGCTTGTTTGATATTATCTACGTGGATTAATCCATCGCGGGTAAATCCCATGGTTCGAATACTTAAATATGGTTCGTTAAAAAAATCATTTTTCCTAATATTGAGAGCAGTATAAGGGACATGACTTTTACAGGGATATTTTATATTACTTGGATTTGTAACCACATTTTTCAGGTTATCTAAGCTAATAGTAATAGAAGAATTGTCTAATTGGAAAACCATATCATAGGTTTTTTTCTCATTCAGACTAGGGGTCTTGAAAGTCATACTTAAAATATCATAAGGTTTCACCTTTGTTTTTTTTACAGTATCTAATAAGAATTCCGCATCATTTAGTTCGAGGTACCAAATACGAGCCTCATCGGATCTAGCAGTTATGAGTGATTTACTGTCTTTCGTGAATCCAAATGAATGTATATTTCTGGTAGGTATGACTTTGTAAAGTTCCTGTGATTCTGTTTTTACAATGTAAATTAAATCCTTATCGCCAGCAAATGCTAATAATTTACCATTGGGACTAAATGTAAGGCACTTGGCGTAATAGGGATCTCGATTTAATATATGTAAATTGTTTCCATCAAGTTTGGTCAAAGAATTGAATGTCATTAGATTAACACTTTTACGATCACCGCCAAATGCAAGTGCCTTTCCGTCAGGACTCATTGCAAAAGATGTAAAATTCGTATTACTAAACGTAAATAGTTTTTCTTTGGTTTGAAAATCCCATATAATACATGTGTTATCAATACTAACCGAAGCAATATATTTGCTATCGGCACTGAATGAAACCGATGTTATTGTATCTTTGTGCTCATTACATACATCTCCTACTTGGTCATGTGCATCAATATCCCATATTCCGATTTCATTTTCATTATTGGAGGCTGCAATATATTTACCATTAGGACTATATGCGAGTGCTGTAATGGTCCCACTCAATAGATCAATCGGTTTTTGCTTTTTTGTTTTTCTTCGCGAGTCATCTAATTCAACTAGAATCATATTAAATTCATCCGAAACAGCAGTAACAATATGACTTCCGTCAGGACTATATGCGAAAATATCCGTACAACCAAAAATACTTCTTATTTCAACTGGCGTTCGTTTTTCTACATAATTCATTATATATAGTTTCTGATCGCTTGAAACCAATGCGTGCTTGCCGTCAGGACTGACGCAAATTTTACCAATTGGATCTTTAAAATGTCCTAAACTTCGGGATTTAATTTCTGACATTTCTAAATTGGTATGTACTATAATAGTAATATAGATTTCATTTAAGAGGAGCCCTACTAAGATGATCTGAATATCTGCTCACTGCGTTCGCAGAAAGGTCGATCCGTTATACCGGACCGACCAATCGAATATTTTATTGTACAGTAATAATATAAATCCAAATAAAAAATGGAAACGGAGAGAGATCTTTTGATGTTTTATCAGACAACACTAAGAAACGTAGGCTTATATACGTCATTGTCGTTTGCTGCGTTAGGATATTCCCGATTTTACAGAGGTAAGAGTAAATTGTACAATATAGCACTAATCATATTTAGCATAGTCATATTATGGATAGCGATTTATTTGACGAAATATTTGATTGAAGATTTCGAGAGATATCAGCTCAAGGTAAAATCAGTAGAAGCAAATAAATGGTTACTGTTACCAAAGACAGTATATTATTTCAATATTGGAGTAGGATTACTAGGATTCTATACCTTGTTTCGAGAGATTTCAGCATAAAAAAGGTCCTTAAATAGACCGTTCAATTGTTTCTTGTACAGTAAAAAAATTAATACTTTACAAGAAGTTATATCTATATTTGTACTGTTACTTTCCTAATAATTATCCCAACTTATTGTATTGAAGCATTAAGACAATGGAACGAATAAACGAAAAACAAGCGCCAATTGTAAAGATTAGAAATCTCAGCTTTTCATATGAAAAAAAGAAAGAAAATATAAAGGGACTCGATTGTATAATTCCTCCAAATGCAAAGGTGATTTTAGCGGGAGCAAATGGTGCAGGAAAAAGTACATTACTACGTATTTTGACTGGACAAATATTTTTGAATTTAGAGTATGATGAATTCGACATAAATGGAAATGCAAGACCAAATGATCAACATAATGGTGTAGCATACCTAGGCGGACAATGGAACAGGAGACGAAATGGTTTCGAAGGTATTTGTCCTTATACCATGGATATAGCGGCAGGAGATATGATGGCGAAATGGCAAGAAGAATTTTTAGAGCGACGAAATGAACTAGTCCGTGTTCTAGGTATCAATTTGAACTGGCGAATGCATGAATGTTCTGATGGACAACGTAAGAAAGTGAGAATAATGATTAAGCTATTGCGACCATTTAAATTTTGTGTGATTGATGAGTTTGCGGCAGATTTGGATATATTTTCACGAACACGTTTGCTTGATTATCTTACATGTGAGTGTGAAAAACGAGGTGCATCGGTTATTTACTGTACGCATATATTCGATCAGGCAGATTATTGGGCTTCACATGTGGCGTTTATGCAACTTGACAAGACTCTTTCCCCGATTCATTACTTGAAAACGTATGAACCTTATCAAGAAATATTAGCCCGGACAGGTGATAAACGTTCTATGTGTCCAATGCATACGTTGGTATTAGAGGAGTTAGAAAGGCAATATAAAACACATTCTAATCTATTTTCTGAAGATAATCAGTGTTTAACGGATATTATCATAGAAACTCAAGGAAAGGAAAAAGAAGGGAACCACCATGAATTCGTCAATCAAGACGGTCAAAGTGGATGGGTTGATGGACGATTGGCTCGAACTTATTAAGTTCATCCGTATTTTTATCATAATATATTTCTCTCATTATACTTTGCTTTTTATAATACGGAACATTAGCCCATTCCATATTTGTATGTTTGCTTTTTTAAAATACCAGATACAATATATTTTTAATATGATTTAGTCATAAAAATATATTATGCTACTATGTACTTTCTCTCCAAATATGATTTTTGGAATGTATTTGTACAATAGATAATAAAATGTGTTTTTAATAATCCTTTATCAAAAAATAGGATTGAAATGCTAAATTTAGAAAAGCAAATACAATTACAGTAGATAACATATGAAAAATAATATTGTTTTTCTTATTTTTTAAATATATGACAAAAAGAACACAATATAATAATATTACAAAAGGTAAATATGACATAAAAAATTGCGATATAAGCATCAACCAACCATTTAATTTCATAACAGTTAAATTATTTACAAAAAGATTTCTGGCAAACCGTGTATATCTTCTGGTAACTTTATCGCAAATATCTGTTTTTGCATAGTGTAGTTTTAAAAGAATACGTTTCTCTGAATCGGTTGATTCATCAATATCAATGTAATGGAGAGTTTTGGAATAATCAAAACCTAAAACATCATATTTATTTAGTTTATTTGAGTAATTGTCTGGTGGTATATGGGTTGTCACATTTCCATTTGCCTTTATACAAACAAGAACTCGGTATGTATCACAAGCGTAAAATGGAGCATCTGTATGTAGATTTTCAAATGATTTATCTGAATTATTTGTTTTATTTGCTGTAATATAAACTTCGTTCATTTTTGGGATACTGGAATATTCATTTCCAAGAATTTGTAGAAGTTCATCGTCTACTATATCAATTTTTTGTCGGATATTTTCTGGCATATCTTCATAATATTTATGAAATGTTGTTTCATTATTTTCGATATGGTTTTCAATATGATTTTCAATATTTTGTAACAAATCATCTACATTTTGTTTATTTTGTATTTGATGTACAATTGTTTTCTCTCTTGTAAAAACACGTAATAACCATAAGAGAGTAAGATATATAATAGATGTAATAATTAAATAATACCAAAAGTGCTTGTAATTTTTAAACGTAAAACTCATATTTAATATATAATATTAGGTATAAAAATATACACTTAGCCTACACTTAAAATCATTAATTTATTATATTTTCATATATATGCTAAATGTATTTCTAATATGAATGATAGACGGAATAAAATAATTTTCTATTTGGAAGTGTGTATAGCATAAGTAGTTATATTATGAAATACATTACGAGCCATGAAAGAAATTGAAACACTTTTGTATTTTCGTATTGAACATTTTTATTGGTTAAGATATCAATTATTAGGAACTAGATAAAGACATAATGCTAAATGGCAAAAAATAAAAAGTGTTTGTAAATAATGATAACAAAGTTATATTACTTATATTCAACATAGAAGGTTCATTTGTTATATAGTGTGATAAATTTGGTAACAAATAAAATACTAAAAATAATAAAAACACATTTAGTGATTTTAATTTATATTTCTTTATGAAATATACCATAACAAATAAAATACTAAAAATGGTAAATGTAATAAGTAAGTTATTAATTGTAAATAATATTAATAATGAGTATAGAATTAATAATACATTACTATAATTGTTTAATAATAAAAATAAAAATGTCATATAAACAAATCCACATAATATATGAAAATATATGTTATAAATATTTTTATGATATTTTTCAAATTCAATAAATTCCTTTTTTATGATTCTATTCATATCCATCTTTATTATACAATACCATAATATTTAAAAATCCACTCAAAACGATAAAAAACAAAACCAAAATAGACTTAAACTGTATTCATGTATAACACTATACTGTAAATAAACCAAAAAACACTAAAACGAAAAGATGGAAACCGGTAATATTATTATGTGCTCACTATTTGGAACTGTATTTTTGATTTCAATAGGGTATTTAGTTTATAAAATTATAGAAATAAATTGCGATAATTGCGGTAATTGCTGTGTTTGTAGTAAAATTAGTAATATATTATTACGTAATCGGGTTCATTCCGAAACTAGTACAACATCAACTTCATCTACAGTTCCTGTACATATAGTAAGTAATGACATATATACTGGAGTATAAAAACCGAGAGAAAATGTATTGTATTGGATCATTTCTCTCCGCAAAAGAAATTAAACGTAACCCATAATAATAGTATATATAGTTTAATAACTATTTAGGACTATTCGTTTCTTTTACTATACTATATTAATATGAGTAATAAATCATTTTGTGACGTTTGTAAAATAACTTTATCCTCTAATTATGCACTACAAAGACATTTCAAATCCAATAATCACAAAAAAAAGGAAGCCCTGGCGATGACGGAAGAATTGAACCAAGATGATGATCAGGATCAAAACCAAGACGGAGACGAGGATCAAGACAAAGACGAAGACGAAGATGAAAACGAGTATGACGACGAATATCATGCTCAAGTCCAACAGAAAATTCAAGAATCAGTACAAGAGATAATTGATCGAGAAGATGGTCATGGTGATAAGGATGTACAGCGACTTATAGTTGTACATAATGTCATGCCAAAAGAAAAAGAGGCTATTTACCAGAGCATAATAAAAGAAAAAATGAATATAATCCGTATATTAAAACTAAATTTAATAGATATTCTAAAAGATTTCGCTCAGATAAGGAAAATAAATGAAAGTGATATGGCTGATATTGATAAAAAACAGCTAATCTATATGACGAATATTGTTCTAGACAAGATCCGAGAGGAATACGAAAATAAAGGAATATGTCCTAATTGTCGACAAGAGTTTTCAATTGAGAATTCGGAATAATTTTACAGTTAATAAAAAATATTTTATTAATGTATAATCAAGATGCCTTCGTCAAAAGTTACACACAAAAGCTCTATTATAAACCAAAACCAATGAGGTGGAAATAAGAAAATGGGTCTCTATCCATCTGAAACAATACCAGCTTCTGTCTATTTAGCAAGAAAGTCACAAAAAAATAGTTTAAAATTTCTTATGAATATTCAAAGTACAACCACAACCACAACCACAACCACAACCACATCTACTGTAGCAACTGTCAATACAATCAGTTTGGTAATTAGTGGTGCAAATGGTTCTAGTGATTATATATTTGAATCTAATCCAGCAGTTGAATTTGATGGAGGGAATGATCCTGCTATTACTGTAAAACAAGGTGATATACTTGAAATAACAAATCAGATGAGCGCACATCCGCTTTATATTACAGATAACACTGCTACTGGTAATAATGCGGCAGAGGCAAATGATGGTACAGATGATAAAAGAGTAACAACTGGAGTGACTGGTGCTCCAGCAATAACTGGTTCAAGTCCAACAATTAGATGGGACACTGCAAATGTACCTTTAGGCACATATCATTATCAATGTAGTGCGCATGCTGGTATGTCGGGTACAATAACTGTTACAGCACCATAAAATAATTTTTATCCCAAAGAAAGTGTTGCGAAAAAATGCGTTAAAATTGGTAAAAAATAATTTATGCTAATATTATAACAGGGTGGCGCAGCGGAAGCGTATTAGGCTCATAACATAAGGGTCGAAGGTTTCATCCCTTCCCTCTGTTATTTAAAAAACAGATGTGATGTAGTGGTAACATATGGACCTTCCAAGTCTATTCCCTGGGTTCGATTCCCAGTATCTGTATAATGATATTATCATTCTAATGATAATATTATTAGGTGTTTCCTGGGGTATGGTCTTTTAGTACGTCACCAATAGGACCAGGGTCTAATCGTTGTAATTCTGGATCGTCTTCATCTACTTTCATAAGACGTAAATGGGTTACAAAAAAGCCTTTTCCTTTACTACAATCAAGTATTTTAAAATTGTAGGATAATTGAGGATAGTGTATTTTCAGAGCATTTTTCAATGGTTCCATATCAGCGTCTGTTTTGTTCCAAGTAGAAAGAATAAAAGTAATATGATGATTCGGGTCTTGTAAATAGTGTCTAAAATTATCTATTCGAGCTTTATAACGATCCTTGAAATGTTGAAAATCATTGATAACAAAATGTTTTTTTCCATGGGGCCATTGTTCAATACAATAAAGATCGGCATGACCGGGGCTTTCGTGATTGAATATAAAGTTGTATTTCGTGTTTCGAATAAGATTATATCTTAGTAAATTAGGAGGATTAGTATGAGGATATTCTATGGTTAAATACTTTTCGTCGAAGAAGTACTTAAAATCGTCTTCAATGCATTGAACAATACCTCCAAAATTAGACAACATTTTGTCGAAAGGACAAGTCTTATAACCATTCATTTTTGTTGTACGTATTCCAGTACTGACACCATGTGCTGCACTGTCACAGTTAAATCCCAATGATATGGCTACAGAAGATAGATGTGATTGATCGGAAACTGACATGTATTATATTTATTTGAGAACATAGAGTATTTATATATATTTTTACAGTTAGAATAGAAGAGAGAGAGAGAGAGAGAGAGTAAAAAATGAAAAACAAAAACTAATCTTTTTTTTGTTCATCCATTAACATAACTGCCATAGCACTATAATTATATAAGTCCATTAAGGTATCACGGATAGTTTCATCTTCAACAAGATTAACACCCGAAGAAGTTACAGAAATTAAACGAGAAATTTTATCACCAATACGAACAATAACACCAACTGGTCCATAAGTTGCAAAAGCATCACCATAATCTTTATTTTTTCTTATGAAAGTATCAAGTGCATCTTTCTGTACAGACTTCATTTGCATAACACGATCAGTATTATTTTTAGAATTTTCAGTTGTTTCAGATAAATTACTCATTATTTATAATAATATATGTAATGTGGATTTAATATGTTTAAAATATATTTTCATTAAATTTTATGAAAATATAGGGAATCTCGGTTGTGAGCCTATTGGTAAGAAACCATTATGATGCTCACTGCGTTCGCAGAAGTGAGCCTATTCAAATGATTATAGTAAGTAAGAATCGAATGTAGGAATATTGTGGTGTATGGTGTTCCCTTAATGTATTTTACTACGACCTACAGTATGCAAATTTTCTAACATAAGAGACCATGCTTTACTGTAACTAATATGGTAATAAGGTAAGTCCCATTTTTTGGCGAATTCCACTAATTCTTTCGATACCTGAGGTTGTCGAAACTGGGGCATTTGTGGAAATAAATGATGAACACATTGACAATTCAAATATCCCATAATCCAAGAAATCAGCGGATTTTGAGTATCTATATCTACAGTATGTGCTAAACTATATTCTACCCAATTCGGATTTTCAAAATTTTCAACAATGGGCATGAATGTATGAGATAAACTAAAATGTCCGAATAAATACATTCCAGTAATATACATTGAAAACATCATGTGAAGATAACAGTAGAAAAATGAATGATTGAATCCTACGAATTTCGACAACAAATATGGACGTGTTACATGTCCCATCAACATGAACATTGCCTGTAAATAATCATTATCTCGTATTACTTTACGGGGATGTAAGTAAAACATCCAAAAGGATAATACCAAAAATCCACTTGTAATTGGAATGAATGTGTATGCTTGGTATTGTAGCCACGTAGAGGAAAAAGGTATATTTTGTCGAATTGCTTTTGGATGAAACAATACCAATGGCATTGTATCCAAATCAATATCGTGGTCTATTTTTTGAGTGGTTGTGTGATGTTTATTATGCATGCTATTCCACATGGAATCACTTACCATTAAACCACAACCCATTGTAATTTTTTGCAATAACTTATCTACTGTAGGATAACCGGATAAAGAATGATGTCCGGACTCATGTTGAAGCCATCCACATCGTCCTCCAAATAATCCAAATATCAATGCCGATAAAAAATGACCAAAGTAGGAATCAAAACTTAGTAAATAAGTTCCCAATACAAAAAGTGATACTAATTCAAGATTACGATACAAAGTATGACTTATGCTATGTGAAAAAAATCCTCGTTCTTCTAAAGATATTTTCCATTTCTGGAAATCCTCCAACATTTGTTGTGTAGATGAATCATGTTGGATTACATCCTTTTCTACAGTAGGGAGACTATGAAGCACTTTCCAGGCTTTCTTTGAATGTCGATGCATTTCTTCAAATACCATAGTTGCATCTTGATTTATATAAGAACGTATGACACTTCCACCTGGATGTCTCTCGGCGAAATCATCTATATTATACCAAGTACCTTGTATGCACAAAGTAGAAACTGATGGACTCATATATATATCTACTGTAGAAAAGGGTATTTTTCGAAAGCCTTTAAGTGATATATTAAAGGCTTTTTTTACTTATGCTATTTATTTACGGGAGAAGTGCTCACTGCGTTCGCAGGAGTTTTTATCAGGATTATTTAACGATCCTTATGTCACTATTATTTAACGATCCTTATGTCACTATTATTTAACGATCCTTATGTCACTATT